TGCGCGATTGCTTTTTTAAGCCAGTTATTGTTCGCCTCCATTTGACCACTCCATCAAACCGCCCAACCCGCTCCTCAATTTGGTGCTTGCCACCTCTCCCGCGGGAGAGGGTTGGGGAGAGGGCAAAACCGCCGTTCCCGCCGTCTTTTCGGGCGACCAAAACGTGATGTTTTCCAATAAATAACCGTGGCTGGTCAGCGGCGGTGTCAGCTTTCCCGCATCCCGTGCCTCAAGGCATCGTGTTGCCGCCCAAATCCAAGCCTCGCGCGGGGCCGGGTACGTTTTTCGGTTACGGACAATCTTGCCGTCCCGTATCATCGGCGCAATCTCGCCGACAAGCTTTGAAACCCGGTTAAAACTTAAATCCTTTTCGGCGGGGCGAAAAAGCGTCAGATACCGCAATACCGCCTTAAAAAGGTCGTCTGAAATGCCGGTCAGGGCAATCAGGGCTTCGCGGGCATCGTCATGGGCGATTAATACATCCAAGCTCATCACCGCACCGCAGGTAGGGCAGCGTACTTTCATGTTCTCGCCTCCATCAGACTTTTAAGGCTGCAGTAAACCAAGTCGGAAAAATCAATAGCTGCATCACATGCCCGATCACCATCTTCTACATCCACCGGAGGGAAATAAAACAACCCGTTTTTCCAAGATGTATTTGCGGCGACAACCGCATAAACTTCTTCAAGCGTACAGCCCTCATTCAGCTCTTTACTCAGGTAATCTGTATCGCCTTCTTGGTTACCCAAAGCAGCATCCTGAGTAATCTTGATAATGCCGTCGCGGGCGATATTTAGATAAATTGTCATCGCGCCGCCTCCAAATCCTTACGGCTCAAGCACCGCAATGCCGTCTGAACCACATCCTCAACTTCATCCGATAGTTGAGACGACACATACATCATCACAAACTGACCCGATACCGTTGTCAGCTCGGCGGCAAGATGACCGCCTTTCTCCCGCCAAACTGATACTTTTATTTTGCTGTAATCCCTGTTCATTTTTCTTCTCCCGCGGGTTCCAAAACCACGCCTGTTATTTTGTCTGTCTCGCTCATTCCGCCATAAACTGCTTCCCAGTTTTTATCAGCTTCCAGAGCATCCCTTTGTTCTGCCGTTGCCGCGACCGGCTGGCAGGAGGCCAACATGACGGTTAATATCCATAAACCCCTCATTTGTACTGCCCCCTGTCATAGACGTTGATCTGCATAGGCTGTTTTTGGCGGCAAGGTTCGGTCAGCATTGCCTGTATGGCCACGACGATGGACAGCAGCACAATTACAATGGCAAATTCGATTTCATCTTTTTTCATGATTTCCCCTTTATTTTTCAGACTCTTCCGATTCGTTGATTCCGGCCAGAACGGCTAACTCCACTATGTCCTGCCAAGTCAATACAAACCGCTTCCCAGTAGCTTTACTGACGACCATCGGCTCACATCCCACAGAGATTTCCATCGTGTATTCCATGCTGCCGACTTTCCCGGTAGCTACCTGTTTTCTAAGTGGGAGCAGCAAGTGATTGGGGTCAATAAATTTTCCGAATTTGTTATCCATCTCACACCCCCCGTACCACATCGCCGTCAACCATCTCAAAACCAAGCTCCGCCGCCTGATTCATCGCTGCCGCCACCAAGTTGTTGACCGCCAGCGGATAGAGTAGGCTGTTGGTTTCTAATCCCTTGCTCGTGCGGCTTTTGACTGTCAGACGCTCGGCAACTGCATCAATCGCACTCTGGTCTAAAATCTTTGCCATATCCGCATTGACGCGGTCAAATTTGTGCTTGAGATAGCCTTCGAGCTTGCCGTCGGTCAGCGGCAAGAGCGTAACCACTTCGCAGCGTTGCACCACCTCGCGCACCGCAGGATTGTTTTCGCTAAGTTTTTGTGCCAACTCCGTCTGACCGATTAAGACAATCCCGAGCAGGCGTTCAAACCCGTTTTTTAGCTCAAAAAAGCGTTTCAGGTGTTTCAGGGTTGGCAGCGGCAGGCCGTGCGCCTCTTCGATCAAGAGCAAGTGTTTGTTGCCTGCTTTCGCGCTTTCCGACAAAGCGCGGTGGATTTGGCGGAAACGTGCTTCCGGACTGCGTTTAGGGCTGGTTCCCGGCGATACTGCCTCCAAAATGGCCTCGGCAATATGTACTGCCTTAAGCGTTTTGCCTTTTTGGTCGTTGTCCTCCATTGCCAAGACATAAGGCTCGATCAGGATGATTTGTCGGCCTTCGCGGTTGATACGGTCTTGCAGGTCTTCTCGCAGTGTGGATTTACCCGCGCCGCTTTCACCGACCACCGCCACAAAACCGCCGTGGCAGGCCGTCTGAAACATTGCCTCGCGCACATAGCGCACATCCGGCGTCATATACACATCGTCCGCAGACTGGATTTCGTCGTTAAACGGATCGCGGAATAGGCTAAAATGTTGTTTTGCCGCTTGGTTTAAAGTTGCTTTTCGTAGTAACATCTCATTGTCCTTGTCTTCGTAAGTTGCT